CGACTACGAAGTCTGTAACGAGATGCGCCCGTAGGGGCGAAGCCTCGGAATTCCCTAATAGCATCGTCGTGAGACGAATGTTTAGAGAACTGTTGTCGATAGAGTGCAAAAGGCATGTAAAAATAACACGCCCTAGCAGGAAACCGTTCAACAGGGACATTCTCATAAGTCTTATACCTTACCCCATAAGGGAAGTTATAATGACAAAGATGTCCATCCGTACCGTTATCTGGACCCCAATTAAGGTGACCAGTACTCTTTAACAATTTTAAGCATTTTCGCCTTAGATTGATAAAGTAATAACGGAAAGCAGACCGCTCAAGAAAGTTAACCAATAAGGTTAAAGTTCGAGGCGATATTGCGTCTTTAAGGCTGAAAGGCCTTACATCTATACCGTCGAAGTAATCGCCACCGCAGGACTCCCGAAAGGGGCCCGTAGTGAAAGATTTCTCGGTGTTAGTATCAAAACCAACCTCATTTAGGACATGAATTAACATATCACTAATTTCAGTTGGACATATAATATCATCACCATATACGCTTATTTTACCGTCTACCTTAAGAAAACTTGCAGTGGCGCGAGCCAGAGCAAGAAAAAGTAAGGTTTCAAGTTCAAAAGTGTATCCGTTACCCATCGATGAAAACTTTTCAAACATTCGAAAAGATTTTTTGTCGTGAGTGTACAGCTGCGATCTAATATCATCAAGCCGGTTAAACCAACTCGGTGGAAGCATGTCTTTGACAAACATGTATGATATAGTATCACTTGCTGACCGAAGATCAATTGTTGAAAGATTCCCATTGACCGATGACTGCGCGGCTAAGATCTTGTGAAGACCTTGAGCACGAACAATATCGACCCAATGAGCTTTCCTCAATCGATTCCTAATATACGTTCCATGCCCCTTTTGCAATAAAGCATTAAGGACGGGTTAGATACATATAGGACGATCAGTTTTAGCTGTTTTCGGAACGGTAGTGAGTTTACTCCCTGGGACGATGTTCAAAAGGTCGGATATACCGGCCTCATCGTCTTGGTGCACACCTAAAGCGTGACACCAGCTAGGGCATGAACTTAATAAGTTCATTGCAAGAGTAAACGCCCGTGGAGTTACATCCATGGTTGACTTCATCTTATGGTAAGGTGAAGTGTATTTACTTACACTGTAAGCAGCGCCAGGGCCGAAAGCTACATCCAAAGATGTAACATGCGGTACATCACCAAGTAACCTACTAATTTGTCGCCGTGCTTCATGAATTATGGAGCTTGTGGCCGACGAGAATTTATCGCGTCGATTAGAGGTATACCGAATATTAGTACCTTCGCATCTCTTCTCACCTAACAAAAAGGTTTCTGCACATGCACGCGTCGGATTGACCGACGTGACATGAAACGGGAACTTCTTAATTAAGGCAAGGAGTTGTGCGTCCATATAATATTTGGTTGGTGTGTTGTAACTGTGGGGGCTTAAATCAACTTCTAAAAGGTCATCAGCATTGCCTAACTTGAGTATCATAGAGATACCACAAGAGAAAGCAGAGTCAACGTCCGATAGAGCCGATTTAAGAATTTCCACATAAGTACTTAGACCTATTTGGTCTAAAGAAGCATCGAATTGATGCCTCACATATGCTGTTTGCATAACGCTTCCTTATTTAATCAGATCTGCACGAAATGTGCTACCCTAGTATGGGAAAACCTCGTCAGTCGCCGCATCGGCGAAAGATGTTAGTCCACTCATGTCATTAGCATAGGCAATTAAATTGTCTGCTACTAATGTGGGGCAATCTGAAGGAATTATGGCGTTAATGTGAACAGAAGCGTACTTCGTTACAGTAACCGCATTTACAGTAACTTCATAGGGCAACGTGATAGATTGCGTTGTCTTACGAGATACTGTATTCGTAGCTGGTCTCATTTCCATAGTGCTGAAAGGGCGTAAAGCCATTACAGAACCATCGTCATAAATCCAGCGAGCCTTAAAGCCGCTTTTATGTGCGACATCGAATGTACGTGCGGTAGGAATACTATCCGTCAACGTAAGGGCTGTTATTTCAGCCATAGTAGTTCTCCAAAGAGAGTTTTATGTGCCAAATGGCACGTTAACTTCCTAACGTTTAAAAACGTCAAGAAGAGCTATTGACGTGAGCATATTTCGTATGCCCACTGCATCGTACAACTCCTTAGCATCAGGAAGAATAAGTTTCGCCTGAGGAAAGCCACTAATGACTGACCTCTGAAACGTCTCCTCCTCCAACACCTGAAACGCTTTAGTTTCAAAGTATGTACCCGCATTCCACCCCCATGCCGCAATGGCACCTGTAGCCTCAGAACTAGAGTAACGCACAGTTTTTGTACTGAGTGTTCCTTCAGTGAAAGAGAATCCAGAGGGAGTTGCTAAACCTTCTAAGTAACCAGCGATTGGTATAAACCAATCAGCTACGAAAGACAAAGGAATAGCATCCCAGATAACAAGCAAGGGATTATCCAGACCAAGTGCACTTAAAGTGCGCCCGGAAGTACTGCTAACTTTGGCAGTAACTGCATAATGACAAGCAACGTTATTGTTCTCATATCGTGATTCAGTATAGGGAAAATATGTCCCATACCGAAAGCCAGAGGTGTCATACGTTTCCGTATCACCCTGTTGACTGCCGGCCTTATACACTATATCACGATGATCGTCTTGAACGATGATAGCAAGGGCTTTCCCTGCATTATAAACATCATTAACAAGCGGTCTCCAACCATAATTGATCTCCAGCCATAAATTGGCAGGCACATCTTTTACGGATTTTGGATACATGAGACGCCTCTTGAGCTTACGCCTACTTTTTCTCGTAGACGAAGACCCAAGAATCTGGAAGGTTTCAGAAACACGACCTTTTTTCAAAGCCTTGTAAGCTGCAACTAAACGTACGGCGGTATTTGCCACCATACTTGCAGACTTATGAGCTTCAATCAAGGTTACCCCGAGCGAGAAGTCGCTATTACGCAGCTTAGAATTAAGCCTAATAATAGCAGCATTCTTTACCTTAACCCGTAAAGGGTCGCGGTACGTAGTAGAGGAAGGAATCCCCCTACCACTAGTGCTCAAATGAACAGACGTGGAGTAATCTCCCCAATTATTCGTTACCAAATTAGCAGGCGGCAATTGCCACTTGATATGTGATTTCGAATAAGCGTTTAAAGGAAGCTTTTCACCGGTACGTAACTTACTCCAGTAATTAGGGGTAAGCACGCGGTCAGCAACAAGATCTTCTGTACCTACAACGACACCATCAAATTCGGTGATGTCGCTTGTGTACACTTTAATAGCCATATTGGGTCTCCTTCTGTAAACGGGACGGCGGTCTATGACCACCTATCAACTTATTACACTACTTGCGTTTCGGCAAGCAGCGAATAAGAAGATCCCTGAGGGTATATAAGATTTTAAGTATCAAACTTAATTTCATATAGAGTTCCTTATAGAGATGAAGAGACATTATTGTCCCCGAGGGCCATCTTAC